AAGCTGCAACACAGCAGCCGCAGGCACAACCAAACCTATTACAGCAGCGTATGCAAGAAGCAGTTGCACGCCAGCAAGAACAAGAACAACAAGCACAACAGCAAGCACAACAAGCTCAGCAAGAGGCTGAGATGCGGGCAATGGAAGACGCACGGATTGAACAGAATAACCGCGAAGTCGAGAACGCGCTTGCCTTACAGCAGTCGCAGAACGAAATCGCGGCTTATGAGGCGGAGCAATTAGGCAGGCAGCAGGCGGAAGTTTCTCCACCGCCAGCTCCGGTTGCGGGTCTCCCTACCGTACCAGTTCCAGTTACTCCGCCTCGCCAGTTAGACTTGTTCCGTGGCCAAGTTGCGGTGCCAAAGCCTACTAAGGCGGAACAAAAAGAAATCACCAAACAGAATCGTCTACTCCGCAAGCAGGAGCGTGAAGCTCAGAAGGCAGCTGAAGAAGCAGCAAGCCCAATGACCCCAGCGGAAGCGCGTGCAGCAGGGCAAGGTATTCTATTTACACAACGTGGCGAGCCGTCAGTTGCTGCCCTCAAGGGTGCCGGTACTACAGTGCCAGCCACACCAGAACTTATTCAGACAACCCCTGCTGAAGAGACCGTCGTTGCGCAACAGCAAGAGATCAACAGGCTTCAACAGCAGGTGCAGGAGCAACAAGAGATTAATAAGCTCCAGCAGCAAGTACAGGAGCAGCAGAATGTACAGGAGCAAAGCCCAGAAAGAGTGGATGGAAGCCAACCTACCGAAAGTAGCGAAGAAGTTCCAGTCAGCAACGCCAGAGAACGCGCAGCTGCCGCAACAAATCGCTCTCAAGAGCGTCTCAGAGAAGCGGAGAATCGCAAGGCAGCAAGCAGCCCTGCGGAAACAGAAGCAGCCGTTCGGGGATCTGGGGCCGAACAAAGTGTACAGGAAGATAGCGTACAAAGGCAACCTGTCGTAGACCCAGACAGCGAAGCAGCACTTGTACAAGAGTTGGTATCTGAGTTTGAATCAGAGCAAGACTCCGGTGAACTACGCGGGCTTGCTGTGTCTCTACTGGATTACGCATATTGGTCTGCCGCTCCTAGTGGTACAAACGCAGAGGCCACGGACTACAGAGCCGCAAGGACAGCGGCTAAAGCTTTTGTGGATAAAACATTTACAGCCCCTGAGACTTTCTCCGAAGGCCAAAAGAAAATACTAGACGAGACCTTTGTTAAGTTCGCCACATACGAAACAGAAACGCGTTCTTCCACACAACCGTGGTTTGAGTACGCTACACGCCGTGGCCTAGTAGATAAAATTGCTGACCCAAAGAACGGCATAACAATTACAGGTGCTCCATATAAAGCTATGGCTAACCCAGCACCAGCAGCTAACGTGTCACAGTCTAGGTCTGAAGACTCCTCTACTATGGCTGACGCAGCCAAGGCAGCAGACGATAAACGAGGTAGCTTCTACAGAGCGGACAACAGCCAGCCTATCACTGACCCTCTTCCAAAGTTGCGCGTGCAGGCTATCGCTAAGAAAGCTATCTCTAGTCTAAAGATTAAGCCAAAGGTATTTGTCTATAAAGATCAAGCAGAGCTTAAAGCTGCTAACCCAGAACTGTTTGAGCGTGCAAATAACTCACGCCCTGATGGTGACTTTGAGTTTACCCCTGCAGCAGGATTCTCTGTGGGCGATGAAATCATTTTGTTTAGTGACAACATTAAAACAGAACAGCAGGCACAGTTTGTTATAGCGCACGAGACTATGGGCCACTTTGGCTTCCGTGCTTTCATGGCTGAACCACAACTTAATACAGTCCTAGAAGAAATCTACCGAGGTGATTCTTCCGTCCGCGCAATGGTTGACCGCCGCGTTGAGATGGGTATGAACAAGCTAGAAGCCATCGAAGAAACAATGGCTGACAAAGCAGCCGACCTAGATTCTAGCCTTATCAAACGAATGTGGTACGCAATCAAGGATGCCCTAGAAGCTATGGGTGCAACCTTTGAAGATGACCTGGCCAGGTACATGATTAGACAATCACGCAGAAACTTGTTGCAGGGTGGTAGCGGTCTAGTAAGCATGCAGGAGCTAGGGAATAACCTTAAGAGCTTACAGTCTGACAACACGTTGGGACGCTACTCACTTGTAGAAGATACTGCAGACGCAGCCTCACGAGCTATGGCATCGCACGCTTACGTACAACGTGGCGGTCAGTACGGCGGCATGAACGCTCTGAAGAACATGCTTAAGAACGCAAAGGATATAGAGAACATCCGTGATGTCGGTGTGTTCCTTGGTAAGCTAGCTGAAAACGTACAGTCTCTGGACAACATGGCTACCAGAAGCGATGGCCTCCAGCAGGTGTTTAATATATTCCAATCTCGTTCAAGTAGAGCAAGACGCTTCCTGTCTAACTACGAAGGTATGACTGCGTTCTCCCACTCTGCGTTCTCGTACACAGCAGACGGCGGCGGAAAAGAAGGTGGGCCAACAGAAGCTGAGCTACTACAAGCAGGTCAGCTGCTAGCATATGGCGCATTGCACAAGCAGAATACTGTTACTGACGGAGAGATCCGTGATGTGGGTGATCTTGTTATTGACGACAACGGAACCATAGGCATCAACAGCGTTAACTTCACAGCCGCACAAGAAGCAGGAAAGCTAACACGCGAGGACTTCCAAAATGGATTACGCGTAACACTTGGCGACCAAGAACAAAAAGTATTTACAGAAGATACGTGGACACCTGACTTCACAATCACAGACCGCGTATGGAAAATCTACACTGAACAAAGAACAGCAGTAGACCAGTCTGCTCTTGATGTGGTTCGCTCTACTATCGAAGGGGCTATAGCCCAACGTGACGCTACTATTAACCAATTCAAAAAATCTTACGGTATGTCAGATATAGACTCTATGGTCATGCGTAAGGTCATGGAGCAGTACGTTCGTCTGTATCAAGAAGGTGCGAGACAGGAAGGCGGTAGCTTCCAATACAAGAGCGAGTCAGTAACCAATGCCCGTACGTTCCTAAGAGAATTTAACCGCGCACTGTTTCAGAAAGGTAAGGTGCAGGACTTTAAGCAGGGTAGAGAGGACGCTGCTAAGTTCCAAGGCCCAGAGTTCCAAGATATTATTGATGGATTGGACTCACTGTCTGCTAAGAACTACTCAAAGAGCCAAGCTAACCGCGTAACATCTGCGATTGGTAACTTGTATCTTCTCGATGTACAGGCACAGAACGCACAGTTTAATGCTAAGCGTACGATAATGACATCGTATGTACCGTTCACACGCCGTGGCAACCAGCAGATTAGGGTTGTGGCGTTTGACGCTAACGGCGAAGTAGTCAAGTTGGATGATGTGTGGCGCACAGTCATGCCGTACTACCAAGCTGGTAGCCGTAAGGATGCCCGCGAGATAGCTGACAATCTAAATACAGAGTTTGGCGACACCGAGTTTACTCTTACAGATGAGTCAGGTGCAGAGCGAGCCGTAACCTTCCGAGCAGTGACCGAGACAACCCGTAAAGGTTCAGTCTTAGGTCAGCAGTTTAGTCTGACTGACTTCACGAATACACTTGCTCGTTTAGATGTAAACATAAACCCAGAAGAACGTGAACGTATTGTGGAGGCTTTGACTGCCCAGACTCAACGTGCTCGTAGGAGCATCCAGAGAGCGGGTGTTAAAGGTTGGGATCAAGACGTTGTACGTAGCACATCAGAATATCTTGAGACGCAGGGGCACATTGCAGGGCAGGCTTTCTACCGCCACCGTCTAAACAACATCATGTTGGACGACAGCTTATGGCGTGGTAACTCAAAGCAAATGCAAGACTTGTACGCTCAGACAGAGCGCACTGACCTAACACCAGAGCAGATGCGTAAAGCCCAAAATGATTATGACCGCTATGCCTATATGTATCAGTATATGGCAGGTGATGGTATGCCACAGGCTACTAACCGTGTGTCTGGCAAGGCTATGAAGAACCTAGGTAGAGGTGAAGACTACAGAGGCACAGCACTCGGACTACAGCAATGGTATGCTGACAGTGCGAACATCAACGACTCGACTGAGGACTTACTGTCAGGTGAAACTGGCTCTCGTTTGAAGATGTGGACTGTTGTTGCTCAGCTTGGTGGCTCAATCGCCACTGCTGGTATCAACCTTGTCTCTATGGCTACACACTCTATTCCTTACCTCGGCACTTACAACGAGGCTAGAGGGTTTGGAGGCGGGTTCGGAATCAGTAACGCCACTATGGAAATGCAGATTGCCGCTCGTAACATGGGTGATCGTAAACTAGCAGACGCTGTATATGTCAATAGACTAGCGAGTAATGAAGCTCTGCGGAAGAAACATAAGATAACTGAGGATGAGGCATTGTTCCTAGCAGACGCCACATCAGAAGGTGTTCTACAAGCGGCACAAGCTAACGCTCTAGTTGGTACAGCAAGGGGTGGAATCAATAGCAACAAGCTACAAGGCGCAATCAAACTGTGGATGGGTATGTTCTCATACACAGAGCAACTCAACCGTAGAGCCACGGCTTTGGCGGGCTATCGTCTGCATATGAAGCGGGCTATTGCTGGCACACCTAACTTCGACAGTCTAACAACTGAGCAGAAGAATGAACTACTAACAGAGTTTAGGGCAGAGGCCACTGCGTTTGCTCGTACTGCTGTGAATACTTCGCAGGGTGAATACGGCATGTTTAACCGCCCAGAGATGGCGCGTGGCAACGTGGGTCAGTATCTGTTTATCTATAAGCAGTTCTCTATCATCACAATTCAGATGCTAAAAGGTCTGAGTCCTCAAGGTAGACTGTACTTTATCGGTATGCTTGTGCTTATGTCCGGACTTAAAGGTCTACCATTCGCAGATGACCTAGCTGATTTGATTGACACACTCATGCAGAAGTTTGGCATCACATCGGCGGGCGTAGAGGAATCTCTTATCACGCTGTTTGAAGACCTAGCCCCAGGCTCTGCAAAGTTCATCATGCGAGGCGGGCTAGACCAGATTGCGGCAGGTACATTCTCAACCCGACTAGGCTTTGGGGATATGCTTCCGTTGACTGGTGCGGGTAGGGCTGGCGCTGATACAGGTCGAGAGCTTGAGAACTTCTTCGGGCCTATTTGGTCTGGTGTTGAAGGTGCGTTTGTTACAGCAGGAAACCTAACTAAGTATGGTGCAGGTGCAGTCGGTCTTAGAGACCAGACACTGACGCTAACTGAAGCATTCCGCGAATCACCAATAGCCGCCATGCGCGGCATAGTAGACGCATCTACTTATTATGATTCTGGCGTAGTGACAAACTCGCAAGGCAAAGTCATAGACCCTTCCGCTAGTTGGGGGCAGATACTCTTTAGGGCGGCAGGTTTCTATCCTGCTGTAGCCACAAGAGAGAACGACATCGTAAGATTGGGTAAGTACAAGGCTGACTATATCAAGGCACTTCGGGCTGACTACACTGCGGCCTATGTAAAAGCGTCTGTTGAGGATGATCTAGACCGTATGCTAGACATTGAGATGATGGTCATGGACTGGAATGATATCCACGCTAACACTGCGTTTGAGTTCAAAGACTTTAGGTCTAGAGCAAAGCGGTCTGCTAAGTCTGCCAAGATGCCTACAGGCCAGAGGTACTTGAAGACTGCGCCTACCAATATACGTTCTGACCTGCAAATACTTATGGAAATATACGGACTAAATGATGAAGGCTTTTAGTCTTTGATAACTTGAAGCTGACCGTAAGCTAAGTCATCTGCCGCTACATCTGCACTTTCTAACAAACTCTGGAAACGTGGATGTGTCAGATTAAATCCAATCACATAAGACTGCGCCAGTTTAATTGGCGTGTCCTTACCAAGGGATGCTTTCTCTGACTTGGGTGTGGCTACTACGTTCTCCTCAGCAAGTTCCTGTTTGAATGACTTGTAGTCAGCTCCTCGCACTGACAACCATTTGCGGAAGTGAGTGCGGTCAACCATCATAGTACCCTTGTCAAACGGATCAGCCGCAGACTTACGGAATACATCAAGGCGAACTCTTACATCGCCCCTTGGTATACGGCTATAATCTGGCTGTGGTTTCTGACCTGAGGTGTGCATTACAGTAACCTGTGCGTCTGCACTATCAGCCATGTACTCTGCGATAAGATCGAATGAGTCCACTTGGTTTTCCTGTACAGTCCTACGGATAGCACCAATCTGTGCCAGTACCCACTCGGTTGCTTGGCGGTAGTCGAACTTTATCAAGCCCCAGTCATTTGCCAGTTTCAAACCTAGGTCTGCTAAGATGATAGACTGTTCCCAATACCGTTCTTCACCGCTGAATCTAGCTTTGTATTTACTGTGGAATGTATTGGTAGCCTCTGCTATCGCCGCATTGATACCGTCCTCGCCCATCTCTACTAGGTTCTTTATATACAGCCTACCTGCGTGACCATAGTTAGCGTGGATTGCTTCGTATATCTTACGCCCTGCTTCTGAGTTCCTTGTGAAGATAGCACTCTGCGGTACTGTCACCTCTAACATACGAGCCATCTGAGCGTCTGTGTCTAGTCCTGATGCAATCAGTTTACTCTGTAGAGATTTGTTAGTGGACACCATGACAGGTGTAGCCCAAGTCTTAGAGTCACGCTCTTCTGCGTTACGGTTGAGCCTAGCCTTATCCCTGCCTTGAGATACCCAATAGCAGAAGTCACCGACTTCTTTGTCTTGCATCATGGTAACTTCGTCGATGGTTAACGGAAGGTTAGCGTATGTACCAAGTCGTGAGAACAGGCTGTTCTGTGTGTACTTAGCCGCAAAGTGTAGCTTGTCGGGGTCGCCATATATAGACTGCGCCCAATACTGCGCCAGTGTTTTACCTCCACCTGTTGCACCATACAGGGATATAGTCAGACCTTTGAGGCCAGTGAAATTATATAGTGGTGCTGAGAAGCCTACGCCTAACGCAAACATGTGCGCCTTGAGGTCAGCCTTCTCCATTATAGATGTAAGGGTAGCCCAAGATTCTAGCGTTCCCTTTACTGGGTACAACTCGTTGCCTTGACGCTGTACTCCTGCTGATAGATTAATGTTTTCTTCTTCGACTGCACCATTAGCGTCTCGCTTAATTAGTGTGTCGCCTATAACAAATGCCGTGTTCTTTTCTTTCCATCCCATAGTTGAGTAGAGGTTGGTCATGGCACGGATTTGTCTAAGCTCTTCCATATATGACCGCATCATAAGTTGAAAATACTCCGTTTGCCTTTTGTTATATAGGACAATACCTTGGTCTGCTATCGCTGTAGCGAACTCACGACTGCCCTCTGCTAGATACGCCTGTCTTAGCGAAATCTCTTGCCACCCCATGTGTGGTCTATTCCAATGAAACCTCACAGTCTCATAGCCTAGCGAGTGGTCTAGTCCATACCCAACTGGGTATATGTCGAACTTGCATACATCTATATCGGTATCGTCTATAGTAACTTTGATGCCATCCACTGTACGCTTGAATGGTTTAGGCATAGGGATAGCATTAGCAACACTATCTAACGCCTTCTGTGGAACAGCCACCTCTTGATACTGCACCCCAAGTCTGGCAGGCGAACCGATTTTGCCTTTGAACTTACAGCCTCTGCACCCATTAGGGCGGTCTGCTTCAAACTTCGCACATGTTGTTGGCCCTGTTGTGGACTGCCTCCAGTGAGCAAGTTTGTGTAAGGTAGTCTTCTCATCATACGACGGATGCTGATTGCTCCACTCCTTTGCTGTAGATTCTGGGTCGATACAATGTGCCGCTACACCAATGATGTCATACCATAGTGGCTCATCTACATCCCCTTGGTTAGCTATAGCCCATTCAATCTGCTTACACTTACTTGCTACTACAGAGCCGACAGCAGGTGGGAAATCTTGCTTGACTGCTAGATTATCCAGCAACGTGCTCTCACGAGTGCGATCTATACTGGCTGCAGCTGAGGGCTTGAAGTAATAACTTAGACAATCCCGCAATGTCTGAACGCTTACTGGCTCAGCATCTACAAGCATCTTAACTTCGTTACCACCCTTGGTGTTTATAGTACCAACAGGACGCAAGACTCTTGCGCTGTCAGCAGGTACAGCAGGGTCAACCTCAAAGCCTTTTGCTACACAGGCTTCCTTCAATGCTTCGGCTAGAGGCTTCCATTCCTCTGGCTCTAACTCTGCATCAAGAACCCAATAGGCGTGTAGGCCATTGCCCGAATGAATGATTAGTGGTTTAGGTAAGCGCATCTCAGCGACAAACTTACCTAGTGCAGTTAGTCCTTCCTTCCATGTGGGGAACGGTTTGCCCTCTCCGCAATCCACATCGACAGCAACTAGCTTAGTTGCACGAACATTATCTTGCTTTCTATTACCCTTGGTATTGAAAGCCGACACAGCGAAATAGACATTCTTGTCTGGCTGTGACGATGATAGCCTTATACAGGCTTTAGCGAGTTCTTCTACCGTATCAAAAAAGCCCTGTTGTACTTTGTTATCTGGGCTTATCAGTGTCGTTACATAGTATCCTTCAGACGGTAGAACCCGCTGTAAAAAACTCAGCGTGTCCATTGTTGTTACCTTCACAGTTACGGAAGGGGGCTTAGCCCCCTCCCTTCTACCTTAGTCTTGTTTACCTAAAATCTCAAGAAGCCTTTGGAAACGTTGTTTCTGCTCTATGGCAATAACCTCTGGTTGAGGCCACCCATCAGACATGACTGTAAGTAATTCCCTAAGTGTATCACGAACTTTCTCATCGTTCTTTTTACGGATGGCTTTGCCCTGTACCCATCCATAGTAAGTCATCCGTGATACGCCAAGTAACTCAGCCATGTTGCCTGTAGTCAGTAGCATATGTTTCCGCAACGCTTCTACTTTCGTGAAGTTGAGTGGCGGAATATTAGTCATCAGCTACATCCCCCACAAGAGCCGCAATCTCAGCGGCTAAATCATCAGCCTGTCCATTAGCCACTGGTGCGGCCTTAGGTTCTTCAACTACCTTAGGGGCAGGTGTAGGCTCTTCGACTTTCTTTGCACCAAATCCTTTTACAGGAGCAGGTTTATCCACAGGCTCAGGTGCGACTGGCTCTGGTGTAGGCGCAGTGACTACAGGCTCAGGCTTCTTCTCTATAACCGGCACTTCAGCAGGCTTACTAGCAGGAGCAAGTTCTCCTGTGATAGTCTTGACCTCATCAGTTCCAAACAGCTTATCCACAGCTTGTTGTGTATGCTCATCGTTGAAGCCACCAAATCCAAACTGTAGTTTCGGGAAGGAAGCACTGGTATCAAATGATACTTTAGTACGCACAATCTCAGGGGCGATGCCTCTTACTGACAACTCCTTCTGGTATGAGTTGAGTCCTTTCAGCGCCGCAGGTGTAACTTGTAGTAAGTAAATTGAACCATCGGGGTCATCAGCCGCTACGATAGCTAATCGCTTTTGGTCAGCACAGGCTTTAATCTGTTGCCCTTGGGGTGTCACCTTAGAACCCCATGCGTTTTGTGGGCATGAAGCACACAAATCATTCTGCGAATTACTACTGTCAGTATGTGGGCTAATGCCATCAAGTGAGAAACAGTCTGGAGCAGTTGACTCTGCATCTGGTGTCCATGCTTTCTCGTACCATGTCTTCGATAGCTTGGGGTTAGCCCCTACAATCACAGCTTCTAGTACGTTGCTGTCAAGCACAGTCTCATTCTTACCCTCGACAATACGAAAGCGTGAGCCTTTGATTGAGATTCGTGGGTATGCGTCACCTCCTTCATTAGCCATGCCACCCATCAAAGAGTCTGCTAGTGCAGAAGGTTTACCAATTTTATCAGCCAAGTGCGCGGGTACTTGGATATTGGTTGGGATAATATCGTTCATAATTTTCTCCTAGTCTTCAATTTTAGTTGCAGGTTTACGGACGTTTACATCAATGCGTGTTCCGTAATTCACGCCTGACGGTACAGCTTTATGCTGATCTATATAGCCTCGGACAGCGTTCTTGCTTATCCGTTTCTCTAGCATGTCGTATGCGTCATTCTCTTTAATGAAAGATAAGACAGCATCCCAATCGGCTACATTCGCGTAGTCATTGGTTGTTACAAAAGCAGTACCGTGGTTCGTCTTGAATGACGTAACACCATCATTATCAGCCTTCGTCTTAATCCACGCTTCAAGTTTCGACATCTTGTCTTTGAGTTCCTTGACCTGATCCTTAATCTCAGCTTCAAGAGCCTCCTTCTGATTGCGATACTTGAGGTACGCTTCAATCACTTGGTCTACATTGAGACTCATATCGTCACCTCGTTTCTTGCTGTATCAAATCAAGCAGTATGCCTTGTAGCTTCTGCTTATTCTTGAGCCGCTCATACATCCGATACTCAACTTCGGTAGCTTCGATATGCACGACATTCGATACATGTTTTTTACCTATTCGCTCTATACGACCATTCGCCTGAACGTATTGTTCGTTGCTTGTTACTGGCCCATACCAAATCACTGTCGATGCAGATGTTAAGGTTAGTCCATGAGCCATAGTCGCAGGGTGAGCGATTAATACATGCGGGTCTTTAGAGTTCTGGAAGTTCTGGAATATCTCGTTGCGCTTCTTAGCGGATACTTCTCCGTTTACAACGCCAACAGTCCAGTCCTTGCTTAACTCTCGCTCCAACATGCGTAGTGTTCCTGTTAGTGGTACGAACACAATTACCTTACCGCCTACTTCATCTATTACCTCCTTCACAATGTTAACTCTTGGGGAACAATCCAGTTCTATGTTGCGGCCATCATCCCCATAGGCCACACCACATGCTATCTGAACAAGTTTCTGTAACTTGACCGCTTCATTCACAGCGGTGATAGTTCCTTCCTCCGCCATCTCTGTAACGAAATGACGTAGCATCTTCTGATAGTGTTGCTTCTGCTCTTTGGTCATCTCGACCTTGCGCGTCTGAAACACTGTATCTGGTAGGTCAAAGCACTCATCTCTGGTGTACCTAACAGCAGGTTGTAGAATATGTTTGACAGTATCCACTGACTCTGGCCTTGGTATCCATTTCCACTGACCAATTTTCATCATCACTTGCTCTCTAAAAGCAGTGAATGTCTTGGTGCAATGTGGGCTGTCAACCAACTTAGCTAACGCCCAAGCATCTGTCGGGTCATTCGGCGTAGGTGTACCTGTCATCATCCACAAACGTGTTGCTGTGTTCTTCGCCATCCACTTACGCAGTATCTTAAATCTGTTTGTCGATGGGTTACGATACACAGCGGCTTCATCAACTATAACCAAGTCGAACATATCAATAGCTTGCTCGGCTATGATGGGGAAGCCATCGTGGTTTATAATAAAGAAGTCTGCATCTACACCCATTAGCTTCTTCCGCTTAGCCGCAGTACCATGCAGAGTTATATGCTTGCGGTTAGGGAAGCCCATGAATATGCCATCGCCCCATACACGTTCAAGCGTAGACAACGGGGACACAATCAGTACCTTCTTAACAGAACCTGTTTTCATAAGGTAGTCTGCCGCCCAGAGAGCTGACTGAGTTTTACCAGTGCCAATCTCGTTAAGCACCAGAGCCTTAGAGTTCATAGTTAGAAAGGCCGCAGTCATCTTCTGGTGTTCATATGGTGTAAACTGACCTACCCAATCGTAGTAATACAGGATAGGCGCAGGGGCTTGTATACCCAAGTTACGCAGAACCTTAACCTCATCCTGTCGATGCGGTGTAACAACCAAGTCCTTACCTTTGAAGTTGAGAACCTTGGCAGTTGGTATTGTGTCTAGCACCCTGTTTGGATTTGTCAGGTTAAGTGCTAGAGCCTTTGCTTGCTCGACCACTATCATCCTAGCCACTCCTTAATATAGTCACGCACCTCTTCAATCGTGGTGTCGTCATATACAAGAAAGCATTTGCCTCCTGCCATCTCAATCTCCTTCATAGCTTTTATCTGTAGGGGCGTAGGCTTCTTTGTTTTATCTGCCTTACACTCTATTCCCACAAACTTACCTCCTATACATGCAATCTTGTCGGGGATACCTGCTCTACCGAATGGCCCTGCTTGAGGGTTAAAGAACCAGACACCTTCTTGTTTAAGAACCTTGTCAAGTTTGCGCTTAATTTTTCCTTCTGGTGTATTAGACATTAAGTATACATACCTGTCAAGTTATATTTGTGCATAATCACACATGTTTTGTGCGGGGCAGAACCGACATAGACCACTTGGCTTAGCAGGCCAGTTGTCATGCTCCGCTGATTGGTAGATGCGGTTGATACGCTTGAGTAGTTCTTCCCACATCTTGTCTGCATCGCTACGCTTGTAGATTTCAGCATCCATCTTCATATCTTTCAGCCACACAAAAGTGCTTGTGACCTCATTGACATCAGGGAAGTGCTTGAATACTTGCAGTGCAAACATCTCTAACTGTGTAAAGTCTGGCCTACGCTTGCCTGTTTTCCAATCCATAACAATCGCTTGGTCTCCACGCACAACCAATACATCCAGTATAGATCTCAACCATGCGTCCTTCGCAAACCAACTTGTTCCTGTAAGGTTTTCAGTCAGTGTCATTTGGTGTTCGATAAACAGTTCGGCCTTTGGATTCTCTGCTAGCTTGTCAATAGCAAAGCATAACGCTTCGTACTTGTCTGTCTCTGGCGTAAGTTTCTCACCTTTGAGTCTAGCCTCCAGTGCTTCGTGGATACGCTCGCCATACTTACTGGCTTCGCCACCTTTATCTTGTATCTCTTTCGTTACACGCTGATGGTAGTAACGCTTCGGACAGTTCTCGTATAGCTTAATAGCTGAGAATGAATGTGCTAACTGCATCAAAACTCCATAGGTTTGTACCGTGAAGGCGGTATTCGCCACCCACGGTAAAGTTTACTTTGCATCACCATAGTTATACCCGACCCCAGACTCACAGGCAACAGGTAAGTCCTGTGCCCAGCGCGGCGGCTTCGACATTTGCCTCTCAACAAATTCCTGTGCGTGTGGCTTATCGCTTTCCAGGCAGGTGATGATTACTTCGTCATGTACTTGGAAAGCTACATGATATGACTGTCCGATAGATGCCATCTGCTCAGACACAACAATCCTAGCGAGGGCTTGGACTACATTCTCTGTAACCTTACCTCCATAGATGCGTGTCCAGTCTATGCTTACTTGCTCACCCGACATGACCCTAGACTTAGCTAGTTTCCTGTAGGTTCGTGCGTCTGCAATATACTCAAAGCCATCTGGTGTCTGGCGCAACGCATTATATTGTATGCGTAGGCCGTTCGGTAGTGTGATGCCAGTGCTGTCGTATGGTAGCAACTCAGTGATGTTGCCACTGCTTCCGTTCACCATACCTGTAAGCGCATGACCGCACCTCTGCCACAAAGAAACAATCTTGTGGTTCTTCTGGCGGTATAACCTGACAATACGTTGTGCTTCGTTCTCATCTATGTCAACAGAGATTCCGCCCTGCCCAAGTGCTAGCGTGTTACGGAACTTAACATGCCCCATACCATAACCTAGACCAAGGATACATGTCTTGCCTACGAACCGCTCAATCTTGTCAGCCTTAGTTACTTTCTTACCATATACCTCAGAGGCGAACTCACTATATACATCCCTCCCTTCACGGAACGCTTGTACCAAGTCCTGCTGTCCTGCAATGTAAGCAACCATACGCGCTTCAATCTGTGACGAATCGCAAGCAATCATTACTTCACCGATAGGTGCAGTCAGCGCACTCCGTATCGCTCCGTTGCGTGGTAGGTTCTGTAAGTTTAACTTATCGCCACCAGAGAATCTGCCTGTGTGTGCGCCATAGTAATTAAGCATGATTGGCAATGCGCCACGCTCCGCTACCTTCATAAGGTTCTCAGTGCGTGTCTCTTCGATTGTAGATTTAGTGCCAAGTCTAGCCGCTACTAGGTTCTGCACGCGAGGGTCAGGGTGTTCTAATAAACTGGTGAACTCCTTGTCAGTCTTGGCAAAGGCGTATGTCTCTTTGCCTGTACGCAGACTGGTTTTCATAGGCGGTTCTACGCCCACTGTGGATAATAGCTTTGAGAATATCTGGTTGGACATCAAGGCTTTCTTAACCTTGGCTTCGCTCAGACCATGCAGTGCCAAGTCTTGTATCAGCTTTTGCTTGTCTGCTTTGACCTTCTCTAGGTGTTCAGCGAGTAAGTCTGTATCTAGCTGTATCGTAGGCTGTGTGTACATCCGTATCGTCTGGTCAATGACCATCAACTCAGATACAGGGAAGCCCTTCTTTAATTCTTTGAACAGTTTATAGGTCAGTTCTACATCGTTGACGCAGTAAGCCGCATACCTGTCAAGCTCTTCTGGTGTGAAGTCCTTCAAGTGGCGGCCCATGTTGTTGAATACTTCATCGCCCTTCTGCCCGAATCCGTAGTGAGCAGTCAGGTTTTTCAGTGAACCCCCTACTGTGGCGTTGTGTAGAGGTCTTGCCATAGATAAAGTATCGAACCAGAACTTAGGCTTGATACCATATAACCATGACAAGATTGCTCCATCGAACGCGGCATTGTGGGCAAGTATCGCCTTGTCAGAATAGTCTAACGAGTTAAGAAACTTGCCCACATCTTTACCACTGTACCAATCAGTAGGAAAATCGTTCACCTTGACGCATACACCTATCACCTCAAAGCGAGGGTCACGAACATAGGCTTCTGTTGTCATCTTAGATAATGAGAACTGCCTGTCGTAGTAGGTTTCAAAGTCAATGGTTACGATATCCATACTACTTACCCCCTGCCAATTCACCTGCAAGGGCAATGTAACCTGCCGCATCACGATAATTGTCAATACGCTCTGGCTTCTGGTGTGACCTAGCTAACTTTAGAAGCGTCATCATCACAGGAATATCCTCAGGCTTGATGAAGTCTATTATCTGTAGGTGAGTATTCCAGTAAGCCGCAATCATCTCGGCGTTAGCTTGGAAGTCTCCATGTTCTTCCTCCCTGTCGCCGTCAACCAGTGCGCTAGCTTGTGACAACAACTTGACACGAGTGCGTTGTTTAGGTTGGGCCTCTGCATTAAAGACTTCTTGAGGTGTGCCAATCTTCTTACGCAAAGTGTACACAAGTTTAGTAGTGCAACCTAC